ATGATTAAACGTAAGACAGAGGTCATAATACACTTCTTATTATGTGGTGTAGATCAAGATGTTTATCGAGCAGTAAGTAATAAACAGAATTTCACAAATTCATGGTATAGGAAAAATAAATGAGAGATACTATATTAAAGATCTTAAGAACTGGTCCAAGACAAACAAGAGTAATTCAACAAATATTAGAATATGATTACCAAGATAAATATAATGTTGCACAAGTTAGAAGAAGACTAAAGCAAATGGAAAATGAAGGTATAGTGATAAGTACTAAATTATCTCAAAATCAAATGCAATGGTCAATAGCATGAGTGAAAGATTAGAAAGTAGCATACAAGCTGAGATCATTAGAAAACTTAAGAAACGTAAAAAGAGTTTTACACATAAGCATCCAGCTGATCCTCCTGGCTATCCTGATGTTGAACATCTTGAAAAAGGTAAACTATTCTTATTTGAAATTAAAAGATCTGCTAAACATAAACCAGCAGCCTTACAAATATATAAGATGAAAGAGCTTAAAAAAGCAGGTGCAATTGTAAACGTTGTTTGGAATTGGCAGCAAGTTGAGGATATTCTTAATAAAACTTTAAACAAACTTTGATTATAATTGAACTATCCAAAACAAAGGAGCTTAAATGGAAGTTAAAGATATATTAGAAGAAAGACAGGAAACTCATGGTGAATTTTCTGAAGGTGCTAAATTTACACAAATTTATAAAGCTGCATTACGTCAAACAAATGGTTGGAACCAACTTAGTTATTCTAAGAAAGAGTCAATGGATATGGTTATTCATAAACTTGCACGTATTTGTGTAGGTGATTTTAAATGGTTAGACAGTTGGTATGATGTTGTTGGTTATTCACAGTTAATTGTTAATCAAGAAAAAGAAAATGATAAAACAATTACTCCAGCATTATTGCCATATTTTGTTGAGTCAGAAACTTTACCACTTATTTATAAAAGTATTATTGAGTCGATTATAACTGAATTGTTTACATCGGTTATTAATCCATCATCAGTTAAACCATGGAAAAATATTATTGAATTTGCTCAATTTATTATTACTGATCTTGAAAGTAAAGGAGAGAAACGTGTACAACGTTAGCGACATTCGCCATATTCTTGGCGGTAAATTATTCAATGAAGAATTTGTTGAAGATAAATCTGGTGTTAAACTTATAGAAATAGTAGGATCATCTTTTATTTGTGATGAACCTACAATATTTGGTACAAGAAATGAAGAATATATTGCTAAAGAAATTGAGTGGTATAATTCACAATCATTAAATGTTTATGATATGAAATGCCCTCCTAAAATTTGGCAAGATATTGCTGATAGTACTGGTCATATTAATTCAAACTATGGATGGATGATATATTCGGACGATAATGGAAATCAATATTTAAAAGTTCTTAAAGAATTAAAAAATAATCCACTGTCAAGACGCGCTGAAATGATCTACACAAGATCGTCAATGCATACAGATTACTGTTTAGACGGTATGAGCGACTTCTGCTGCACATTAGGTGTTGACTATCTTATTAGAGATAAGAAACTTCACGCAATTGTAAAGATGAGATCTAATGATGCTATCTTTGGTTTTAAAAATGATTATGCTTGGCAAAAATATGTTCAATCATCTTTAGCAATGCAACTAGAAGTTGAAATGGGCGATATTATATGGCAAGCTTCTAGTTTACATGTATATGAAAGACATTTTCATTTAGTTAAAGGAGAGTAAAATGAGTAAACAAGAAAAAATTGATAATGCTATGATGGGTACAGCTTATAATTTTGCAGAACTAAGTCATGCAAAACGTAAAAAAGTTGGTTGTGTTATCGCTAAGGATAACAGAATTATAGCCAATGGCTACAATGGAACACTTCCTGGATTATCTAATGAATGTGAAAAAGAATGTCCGGATTGTGAAGGTATAGGAATGGGTTGTAGAACATGCAATAATTTAGGTTTTGTAACTTCTGAATTTGTTTTACATGCTGAACAAAATGCAATTTCTTATTGTGCAAGAAATGGTATACCTCTTGAAGGAACTACCTTATATTTGTCCTTAAGTCCTTGTAAAACGTGCGCTAAATTAATAGCTTCATGTGGAATTAAAAGAGTTGTATATGCTGAAACATATAGAGATTTAGAAGGTATTGAATACCTTGAAAAATGCAATATTAAAATGGAGAAATTCTAATGAAAGTAAAAGATACAGTATATGTGGTAAATAAAAAGCAGCAACAAAAGAAAACTAAGGTTACAAAGATCGAAGGTGATAAAGTATGGGTTAAATGCTCTGATAAATATTATCCAATGTCTGAAGTTATGACTGAGAAAAAAGTTGATATAAAAGCTAAACCTTATAACAATACTCAGTTAGATCCTGATAAAGCATTTGAGCGTCATATCTTTCATCGTGATCAATTTGCTCATTATTTCAGATGGACACATGTTCTTAAATTAGCTAAAATCGGTGGTAAAGTTTTAGACTTCGGCTCAGGCAGTGGTAATCTTGTTGAGGTCCTATATCGTAATCAGTTCAAACAATCGCAATACTTAGGTCTTGAGTACAAACAAGGTACTGTTGATAAAGCAAATGAAAAATACGCAAAAGTTCCTTGGATCGATTTTAAACAAGCTGATCTTGTTAATGATGTAAATCATGGAAATGACTGGGACATTATTTGTAGTTTTGAAGTAATTGAGCATGTAGGTGTTGATAATGGTAAAAAGTATCTTAAAAATCTTAGAAAACATTGTAACGATAATACTACGGTTCTTATTTCAACTCCTGTTTATGACCATAATACTGCTGCAGCTGGTAACCATGTTGTTGATGGTGAAGTAAATGAATATACGTATGAAGAAATGGAAAAACTTATTCTTAAATCTGGTTTTGAAATTGAAAAAACTTATGGTACATTTGCTTCAATGAAAGATTATAAATCTGAAATGAATGAACATCAACAATACGTGTTTGATGAATTAAGCAAATATTATGATAGTAATGTTACATCAATTCTGATGGCACCAATGTTTCCTAAACAATCACGTAATGTTATCTGGAAACTTAAAAAAGGAAGTAAATAATGGACATTCATAAAAATCATGCAACAAAACCAGAAAACCAATGTGCTGATCTAAATATACCTGAAGGAGTGTTCTCTTTTCAGGATATGCTTGATCTTCAACGTAACTTACAAATAGATTTGGCTGCTAGATTACCTCTAAGCAATATTGATCCAACTATGATAGAAACCAAAGGAGAGTTAAAAGAATGGTTTAGAGATAACAGAGATGCTATTTCTGATGAGTTTACAGAGCTTATCGAAGCTATAGGTGGTAATGACTCTGCTATTTGGAAAAAATGGAAGTCAAATCATGCTGCTTTAGGTCAAGAAAATTGGCAAGATCTATCTGAAGATGAGATGCTTGAATTAAAGTATGAAGCAATCGATATTATGCATTTTATGAATAACATTTTTATTGCTCTTAAGATGGATGCTGCTGAAATTGGTAAAATGTATGCTGCAAAGAATGCAGAAAATCTTCGTCGCTATAAGTCGCAATACTAGAGGAATTAACCTCTAGTATTAAATACCCCATATAATATCTTCAAATAAAATATCATTATCAATAGCAATATTCTCTATTGTCCTGATTTCAGTTATCCAAGCATTAGCATCACGCGTGTTTTGAAGTAATGCTTCTTCATCTATAGTAAGTGTTTTACCTTGAAGCTGCTTATCTTGTAAAGCGATAGCAATACTCATTAGCTTTATTTGCTTCAATGGACTATACATTTTATTTATTATAGAATTTGCTTTTTCAGTAATAGAATTTTTTCTTTGTTCTTCTTTTTCTGATACCGTTAACGGTTTAGCAAATACTTTATCTTCTGTAATTTTTATCATTTTAATCCCCTTTATAAATACGAAATTTTGAACCAATACCTATACCACCAGCAACGCTTGAAGTAAATGTAAGCTGTGTTATGTTTGTAACTGTTGCTACCTTTGCTTGACAATAGAAGAAACTTCTAACCAGTGATGCTGCTCTACCCATAGACTGTGAAACTATATATGATATTCCATTAGAGATTGAAATAGAAGCATCTACTTTTGATTGTTCTCCTAGCACAGTTGTAGTTATCTCTGCTCCATTATGTCTTGATACTGTTGCTACAGTAGTATCGTACTGAACTGATTGAACATAATAATTACTTACTACTGTATCCCCATTAACAAAAGCATATAAATATGCTGATGTACCAGTTGGATTATATAGTTCAATTTCTAGTCTGTAACTCTTATGTGTGTTAATATCTAATCCTGAGAAGTCTACAGATGTTACTGCTGCTCCAGTTACAGTATGCTCTGCTAATAGTGAAGAAGCTCCACCGCCAGTACCATTTATCCACTTACCTGATGCAAAGTCATAAGTCAATACTTGAGTATCTAGTGGAGTTGCAATATTCGTATCTGTTAAACCATTTAGTGTTGATGATCCACTGTCAGCAGCTTCTATAATATTTGTTCCATCACAAAGCAACAATATTTTTGCTCCTGTTGCAACTGCAATTCCAGTTCCTGTACTTGTTTTAACAGTTAGAGCTTGTGCTGTATCATTTTGAAATAAGAAACTTCTTTCACTTACATCAACAATAATATTTCTTCCAGTTGTAAGAATTACACCAGTGTCTGTAACTATTACCCTACCATATGAATTTTGATCTGCTGTAAGTGCATAATCAGTATCAATAGTTATATTATGTGTAACTGCTTGATTTTGCCATAAGCGTCTTGCTTCATTTGTAAAATAAGCAATCCATTTATACGCTGAATTCATCCAATAATTGAATGTTTGAAATGGTGGCTTTTCTGGTATTCCACCTGGCGCCAACCATCCTTGCGCTTTATGTGTCGCATCTGGTTCGACTGCATTTACTTCTGTTGCATCCCATTCTGGGAGTGTACCTGGTATTGCCATGATAATTCCTTTTGTTTAATTATATCTAAAAATTTGTTATTCTTGCTTTACAAGGTTTATCTGTTCCTTGATGAAATGATACCACCAATGCAACACCTGAATTATTTTCAACGATTAATTGATAATCACTTTTTATAACTCTACCTTTAAAAGCATATACTTTCCATGATAGACCTGGATTAACTCCATTTTCAAATGGTAGAGGCGTTAATATAGCAGCGTATTTTGATACAGTTGCACTTGCACTTAAATCTTTAAGATATACATTTATCTTAGAATAATCAACTGCACCTGAAGCTACACCAATCGAAACTGCTATATCAACATCAGCAAAAAAGTTTTTATTTGGTGATTTAACCTTACCTGCTATTGCAAAAGTATTACCACCAGTGAAGAATGTTTCATAAGTATAAGTAAGGTTGTTTGTTAAAGCATTAAAACTTACAGTGTTGAAAGGAACTATTTGTTCTCCTGTACTTGCCAATAAATTTATATCTGAAGTAGCTTGGATTACTTCCAAATAACCACCATTAATATCACCTTGACTTCTTCCACTTGTAAGTGATCCATAATCACAATTAGTAAAATGTGTCTTACTTGGCTCACCTAAATAATTATGATTAAATGTAGGCATACTTGTAACAAAAGAACAACAATCAAAGACATCATCAACTGAACCTTGAAAATAAAAAGCGATCATTGAACCAAAAGTACAACCATTAAATTTAAATCTAGATGTCTTATTTAATAGAAGGCTATTTGCATATATGTTACAGCCATCAAATACAAAAGCCGATACTGGATCATTTGCAAATACAGCGTAAGTACCATGATTTAATGCACATCCAACTACTAGACCGTGTGCATCGTTTCCACCTGCTCCAAGATATATATTGTTTGTACAATCACTAATAACAGATCCACTAATTACCGAATTACCACCAATTATTCTGATACCGTCAGTACAAGAGTCTATATTACAACCACTAACTGTTTGATATTCACCTCTCTCATCAATATGAACACCATATAAACAAGAAGTTATTGTACTGTCAGCTAGTGCATTTCCTTGATGTGCGTCAACTATTCGTGTTACATAATATCCTGCACCACCTAGATTTTTATAATAACAACCGATTACTTTACTTCTTGATACACCATTGAATGATACTCCACCATCTATAAAAGTGCCTCTCTGTAATGTACCTGTATTATTTCCTAGAAATGTAACGCCCCATACTATACTATCGCTTGATAATATAACCATTGATATGTTGGCAGTAGTTTTTAATGTTGCTCCACTACCTACTAGGTGCTGACCTACACCTAATGTAAGAGGTGCTGTAATTAAATATGTATCATTGCTGTTCTCAAGGGATACTGTCTTACCTGTTGCTATTGCTGCAAGTATTGCCGCAGTGTCGTCTGTTACTCCATCGCCAACTGCTCCAAAGCTTTTAACATCAGCCCACACACTAGCACCACCTGCATTATCATCAACATATTTTTTTGTAGCAGCTTGTAGATCTGTAGTAGGTGCAGGTATAATTGGACTAGATGAGAATGCCTTTATTCCCCCTACAGTTTGATTACCAGTTAATTTAACTACTGCATTATCATTTGCTTTATCTGTTTCCAAAGTATCTATTTCTTGATCATGCAATTCAATAGCATTATCCATCTTATTTAAGTTGGTTGCACTTATTGCAGGTGCACTATCGTCTACAAATCCTATTGGTATATATGGTGCCATTTGTATATCCTTTTATATTAATGTCGCAAAATTACCACCAATAGAACTATTAGTAGAACTAGTACTAGATGGTAATAATGTTGTTGATGGTAGCAATGTTGATGATGGTAACAGTCCACCAATACTACCAAATCCTAGAGCTGTTTCATCTCCAAAGAAACCGAACGGAGTTTCATTATGCATAAGCTTATAATCAGCTTCATCAATTCCAATCATGACTGGTATTAATGGAAGTATAACATCAATTTCAAATTGAGTTAATATTTTCCCGATTTCATATGTTGGTTTTGTATTTATAAATAAAATATATCTTACAAGTATATCACCAAATGCAAATGATATTATATCAATAACATCTTCATTTGTCATAGCTGTTTGGTTTACTTTAATTTTTACTCTTAGTAATGTTCTATATAGTTCATTACCAATTGGCTGTGCAAGACTATTAAGACTCACAAAGTTACCACCAATATCCGTATTTATTAATGTTCCAAATCCCTGTGATGTATCATCATCTACAAAACCAAAAGCACCAATTAAATCAATTGGCTTAACAGGTCTTTCAAGTCCTACAATTTCACCAATACCATCAAGTTGCACACCTTTGGCTGTATCTAAATATCTATATATTGCTAAATCATCAAGAGATATATCTAAATCTTCGTAGTCTAAAAGATGGGCAGTTAACAATCCTTTTAAATTGTCGCTATCTGCAAATTGAAAAGCTAATCTATCCAGGTATTGTTCTATCATGATACAATCATCTCCACCCTAGTTGTGTCGTATTTTGATATTTCTTCAACTGTTATTGGTAAATTTGCTGTTCCAGTTGGACTTGCTGATAATCCAATTCTAAGATCTATAGATATAATTCCTGGTATTGAATTTATTGGTGTATAAAATTGACTAAGAATAACATCATCATTTATACCAAAGTTTGAATTACCATATGTTGCTATTGCATTTTGAACGTCTGCTTCTCCTGTTACTGGAAATGTTACTGGATCAGTAACAATTGTAACTTTGAAATAAATATCTACTTCTGCAGGTCTACTATACATAACATCTTGATTAAATCCTTGAGAGTCTACAATTATTTCTGTAAGTGCTCCATATGAACCTATCCCTTGAGGTGTATTTTTCCATATTGCATCGGCTATTTCTGTAACATCTCCACCTTCAATAACTGTTAAGAATTGATGAGGTGGTATTCCATTTATATCAGTAATGTCTGTTCCATTTGAAATAACTAAAGCATCTGTTACATTATCTAGATTTGATATTTGACTGAATAAACTATCAACTAAATTTTGACCAAGGGATTGTGTTGATAAAACTCTTCTTTCACGAAGTTCAGCATCTGTTTCTTCATCTTGACCAACAGTAGCATCATTTAAGTTATTAGCGCTTTCCCATCCAAATATAGGAGTATCTATTATAGTTAGTGTTCCAGCTACTGCTTCAATAGCTCCATCGCTAACAGACTCAAAAGCAATGGAAACTGTCCCACCTACTATTGTTCCTGTACTAATACTTACAAACTGTTCTTTTGTATCACTTGTTGAAACAATTGAACCAATAGGGATTACTGTTCCATTTGTTCCAATACATGTTATTGTTGCTGTTGACTTTGTAGCTTCTTGTCTTACAATACCGTTAAGTGTAACTACATTTGATAATTGAACACCTTGAGCAGTTGAAGGATAAAATGCATTATAAACAAATTCCGCTTGTTCCCATAAATCTGCTTCACGTTCTGAATGAATGCCTATGATCTGACCAAATACACTCTGTGGAGATACATCTATATTATCTCCAAATATAAGTTTATATGAAGCTTCTAATTCATCTTTAATATTTGATAATCTTTTTCTATTAAATCCGTCAGGTGTTAATCCAAAAGCCATTTTAAACCTCTATTATTATTTGTTCTGATATAACTATATCATTATCTTGTTTAATTGTGAAATCAACTTGTAAACCACGTTCATCATTTTGAGGAGTTAATGTTAATGAAATAACTTCAAGTACTCCTACTGTATTTAGAATTTCATTACGGTATAATCTATATATTGTAGAAATATTTGTTCTTCTTTCAAATATAACAGTTGGATATGGAAGTCCTGCAAATGTATCTAAGAACCATTCATTGAGAATAAATTGTAATCTGATACGTAAAGATTGAATAATGAAATTATCATCTGTTGTTAAAACTAAGTCAGATTTATTTACAAAAATATCATGATCTGAATTTAGAGCAATATCCATAATAAATCCTCCTTAAAAACTATCTAAGCATTATATCACAAATTATGATAAAGGTGCAGTATTGCTAGCACCAGATGTAACACCACCATGAACATGATCTTTAACTTCTGCTCCTGAAATTGTTAAACTGCTTGCGGCTTGTATTGTAGGAGCTGTGATTGTTCCTAGAACATCAAGATTACCTGTCACAGTTGTTTTAGTTGCTGTTATAATAACTTCACCTGATGGTTTAATTGTTATCTTAGTATCATTTGCAGTATTTCTTATTTCCATATTAGCTGGATCAAAGTCTGCAAGGACTTCTTGTTGTGAATATAAAACAGGTACAGCATAAGCATCTGATAGATCAAATTTCCTTGTGTCATTAGGTGATTGTATTCCACCTTGTACTAACCAATTATCTATTGAACGTTCGATAAAATGTAATGAAACCTCATCACCTGCTACAAGTGGAAATGTTATTGTAAAGGCTTTTGATTTTAAAAAACGAACAGGCACTTGTACAAGTACTGGAAGGTTGATCAATTGATCTCCAACTTTTCTTTTTAATAATGGTTGAATATCCGCTAATTGTGTTGCTGGATCAAAACTAATGATCTGACCAGGCAACATTGTATGAACATCTTTTAATTGAGTTTGGATTGCTGTAGATATTACACTCTCAATACTTGCTCTTCTATCTCCATCACCCATTAGAAATTCCTTGCTTCAATTTCACTAAACCAATCGTTTTCTCTAGTATCACCAACATGTGTAATTTTATCTATTCTATATATACCTACGCCTAATGTTGGTGGAACCTTACGAAATATTAAGTTTCCAATATTAATCTTACTACTTATAGATTTGATCTCTATACGTCTTCCAAGCTTCAGTTGAGGTAACAATAACGATTTAACTTTTAAGCCCACCTCGGTTAGCTCTGGACTTCCTATCATACCAGTTTCTTGAGATATAATAACAACAGGTTCATCGTTTAATGGTTTACCCTTAACTGTTGTTTCAAGTACATCATTATTTATTGAATAATCAAATCCACAATTCTGTGATAATTTAGTAAGCCAATCTTTAATATTGCCTGATAATACTAAACCTCTAAGTAATGATCTCTTTTTAGTAAGACAATCTTTAAGACCTTCAGTTACACCTTTAGTAACACCATCCATTCCAGCAACCAGTTCATCAAGTATACTTTCAGTTGTTGCTCCTGGAGGTAATGTCTTACTTATAGTTGATTGATTTATTGATTTTAAAGCATCACCACAAAACAATGTTGTGATCCAATCAGGTCCAGATTTTTCATGTGTAACGTTAACAATATTTCCACTAAAGATCAATGATGTATTTCCTTGATAACCAGCGTATAAAAATATCTTTGTAAATTCTTCTTTTATTTTATTACGACTTGATTGTTTTAAATTGTATACTTTAATATTACCCATATTTGGATAACCAACTAATGATAATTCAATGGTAAAAGAAAATCTAAGATCTTTAATTTCAAGACCACCTGTTTCTGGATCACCAACAACAAGGCTGGCTTCTCTCATGAAAAACTTAGCCATTGTTTTTCTCTAAAATTTCTAATTCAAACTCATTAAGATTATTACGCTCAGGATCATTTAATCTTTCACTTCTTAAATCAAATGGAATTGCTGGATGCATTTCTAATAAATTAGTTTTTGTAAGTAATTTCACACCATATATAAAAGGTGATCCAGTTATATTTACAATATCTAATGTCCAAAATCCTAACGTATTCCATTTTTGTTTAAATTTATAAACCTCACCATTAACGTTATAGTTAAAGCTTTCTGATGGATTAGTTGTAAGTGGTAAAATCATTGTTTAAGTCCTCCATCAATATCAGGTACTGCCTTATCAGCAGTTATTGCATTATCAAATTGTTCAGCAGTTAATTCTTGAGGTCCTACAAAAATGATCTCTTTCATATTTGCTGTGAAATTTAAAGAATTCGATGAGTCTTTATTTTGACTTGTGCTTAAATTTTCTATAACAACATTATCATAATCTTTTAAATTTGTAACTAATGTAAAAGGTATTCTTTCTGCTTGTAATTCTAACAAACTTTCCCATGCATCTTTTGATGGTGTGTCAGCTTTTGTAAAAGCATTACCTGAAGCAATTTGTCCAAGAGCGCTAAATCCACCAAGTATCTGAACTTTAGTATCTGATACAATTCCAGTCATACTGAATGTCATTGGATTAATAATAATATGATCATTAACATCTGCACCGTTTTCAACTGGATTAGATGTTATTGTAGAACTTGATTGCGCTGACTCTTCAACTATTACATCAAGTTTGATCTCACCTATTAGGTTATCTTTTCTAAAAAATAATTGTGCTATACCCATTAAAAACTCACTTCTGTACCGAGATTTTGTTCAGCTGCTTTCATGTCTGCACCAAGAGCTTCACTCACTGCTTGCTTAACTGCTTCTACATCTCCACCGTTAATGTTAACAGTAACTTTATTATTACTTGTAGAAGTATTCGATACAGATCCAACAGCACCACCTGAAAAAGCATTTAATGCTCCGGTTGTTTGTGCTTGTTCAATTGTTCCTATATCAACACCCGGTAAATTATTTAATAGTTCTATTGCTTTATTCAACGGCATAATCATGGAATTGAAAATAGTGTTACCTATATCTTTAATTAAAAATATTAAACCATCTAATGCAGCTTCACCTTGAGTAAATATAAGGTTCCACCCTTCTCCAACCATTGTCATAACTTCAACAATACTTTCTAATGCTATTCTAAACGTATCAGACTTTTTAGCAAGAGCACCAAGTTGGCTATCTGCACCGTTTGCAAAAGCAACTAGATCTTCTGTTAATAAAAATATAGCTGCACCTGCTGCAAGTATTAATGCAGGTATTAACAATATTCTTATGTTCATTGCCAACAATGCTGCAGATACTACTCCAATTGCATTGGCCCATCCACCAAACGCTTGTGCAACAATATCAACAACGTTTACAATTCTTCTTATTATATTGAAAACAACATTTATTACTTTTGTTAAATTTTCAAAGAATGCACCTAAATTTTGCTTAATGATCTCTTTATTTGCTTTAAACCATTCTAAAAATGCTTTTATCATTGGTTGAATTTGTTTCATTAGTTTTGTACCAATAGCTGAAGATACACCTTTAACTACTGTTCCAATACGTAACATTCCATCTTGAAATTTAGCAGCAGCATCTGTAGCGTCTTTATCTAATACAAAACCTAATTCAG